CATTTATTATATGTTGTAGCATGATTAATGACATCACGAGTTAAAATACCTAATGTTACATCTACTATAGTCTTAATAACTGGCTTAGTATCTAATATTCCACTAGTTGTTATAACTCCCAACATTTAAACTAATATTGTTTTAAATTGTCCTTTGAATCTGTTATCTGTTGTGCTTTCTGCTTTAATTTTATCAAATAATTTCATATCAATTATAATTTATGTTTGCAAATCTTCCGTTTAATGCTTCAAATGTAGTCAACATATCTTTAGGTAACAAATCTATTCCCATTGCATACATTTCATAACAAGCTAAAATCTTTTCAAAGTTATTTTTATGATATGAACTTGCAAAAATTCCATCTATTCTATTTTGAAATGAAACAACTACATCATATCTAAATTTTTCAAATAGTTCAATTACATAGCTAACATCATTATTGCTTATGCCTTTTTCAAGCCAAAAAACTCTAATTTGTCTAATATATTCAACGTGCATTCCCCACATTTCACTAAGTATTAATTTTTTTAATTCGTCTGAATTTATTTTGCTAAAATCATTATCTAAAAATTCTAGAAATCTATCAGTACAAACATTACATTTAAACTTAGCGAAATCTGTACACATTCTAGATTTGTTTGCATCATATTTACCATGTGAATAGAATTTCATATGTGAAACATCTTGTTTTACCCTTTGCAAAGTATTAAATATATCATGACTTTTTAAGTCTTTAATATCATTCTGTTTTACTTTTTTTCTATTTAATAATATTGAAATATCTTTGTGAAAATAATAAACTACAATACCTAAAACAATAACTATAAATAATAAATATGGTGGTAAATTTATGTGAGTTAGAAAGTCAAACATTTTTACAAAATTATTTTATATTTATTTTTATATCTAATATAATCTTGAGGGAAAAATAAATTATTCATATCAATCGGAATATTTACCATCTTTAATTCAAGAGCATACGGTAATACAAACATACTACAAATATTTCTATAATTTTCGATGTGTGTTTCGAACCTCGTTTTGAACTTTCTGTTTAACATAGCCTTAAGTCCATTGATATAATCGTACTTAATTTTTACAACATCTTGCTTCTTAAGAATGCCTTGTAATGCTAATTCTATAAGTTCTTCAGATTCAGTAGGTCGCAACACGTCAAAATCAACATACTTATTAATTCGCTCAGATAATCTTGCAGGTTCAACACCATTTGCATTTGAGTCAATAATAAACAATGCTCCCGACACTTTTAAAACAATACCAACATGATTATAGTATGCGTTTGAATCGCACTCCTGGATAATCTTAGCAAGAGCTCTTTCACCTCTAAATAAAATTACATCCCCATTTTTTATTTGAGGATGTAACTTTGAGTATTTTTCTTTAATTGTTTGCATTACAATAATGATTCAATAAGTAAAACAAAATTATCAAAATCTGTTGCTTGTTGAGTAGTCATGTTTTCGTACAATGTCTCAACAAAGACAGCTCTTGTATCTAATCCTTCTAATTCAGAAAATTTAATAACTCTCTTTATAGGATTACTTAGATTCAATGTGAATAACTTACATCCATCTAAATAACTTAAGTCTAAACCTTCTAAAGTATCTAAAGGAATACTTTTAATAAGATCCATATTTTCGTTATATACATATATAACTTCTTCTATTACGTCTATTTTTTCTACCATTATATTAAAATATTACCTTTTGTATCACTTAAATTTGTTATCCCTTGTGTTATGTTAGTTGTATTTACAGGATTTGTTGCTCCTTTAAAAGAGTTGTTAGAATATTTCCAAGTTGAACCTATATATCCCGTTATACAATAAGCTGAAGCATTTGAAACTTCTAAGAATGAATTTAAAATATCTAAAGACCCTAAAGCATTTGTTTGCATACAATTTCCTCCAGCATTATTCCATAAGCACCTTACAGTTGAACTGTAAATATTTGTGGATAAAGTAGCTACAGATGAAGTAGATTGAACATAAGAGTTATATATTCTACTAGCTCCAAGTCCACCTACTCCATAATTACTAGAAGAAATAAGCGTAGAATTGTAAAAAACACCATTACCACCCACTCCAGAGGTAGATATACCTATACAATTTCTACCCTCAGAAGTAACAGACGCACCAGTTCCCGAAATAGAAATGCCTATACAACCAGTAAATGTTTGACCGCCTATTCCAGTCCCTGAAGTTGAAATTCCTGTACTGTTTAAGTGTGTACCGTTACCTGTTATCCCTGAACCACTTACAGCAATACCAATACAATTTACTGTGTACGTTGATTCAATACCATTACCAAGACCAGTTGATTCTCCTATACAATCATAGTGTCTAGCGTTTTCATATAAAACTGAAAAGCCATTATAATAACCAATTGCATTTAATCCATATATCGCAACACCATCAAATACAGCTGTTCCGTAAGTGTTTTGCATTATTACACCATTAGCCTTAAATATACCACCTGAACAATTTAAAACATAGCCTCCAGAACCGTTTGCTCTACCAGTTCTTACAACTTTCCAATTAAATGCTTCAAATGTAGATGAAGCACAAGTTAAAGCACTAGTATTATCATTAACACTTAATGTATATGTATGACCATTTCCATTAATTTTAACACCATTTTTCAATGCAATTGATACACTTCCTATTTCAACAATATCAGCAAACAATTCAATTGTATTTCCACTAACTGCTGCTGTCATAGCGAGAGTTAAAGTAGCATAATAAGTATAAACACCACTTGAATTAGCTATTCCTATTATACCACTACTTGAAGGAGTTCCCCAAGTTCCATCGTCTTTTAAAAAATTACCTACATTCGTACCTTTTGGTACAAATCCATGTTTTGTAGTACTAAAATTATTAGTAGTTATATCAGTTAATGAAATTGTAGCATCCGAAATAATTTGATCGCCAGTATTTGTACCAGAAGAAGTTCCTGAGAAAGTACCACTTTGAGTAGCTAAACTTCCTAAACCTAAAGCAGTACGACCATTTGAAGCACTTATTCTATTAATTCCACCATCAGAAGCAATACCCACAATGTCAATTGGAGTTATATAATTTCCAGTTGTAACTTTAAAAGTATCTAAAGTAGTAACACCAGTCAACGTAGGTGATGCAATATTTGCTTTAAGATCTAATTGATCATCAACTGCTTTAACTGATGGATATAAAGTATCATTAATTGTAGCGAATGTAGTTGCTTTATTAGTATTTAATTCAACATTACTATCTAAAAATGTATCTACCAAATCAGGAACAATAGCTGTTAAATAAGTATCTACAGCCTGAGTAGTTGGATAAAGAGTATCATTAATTATTGTAAAATCGGTTGCTTTATTATCTAAATCTTCAGCATTTAAAGAACTCAATGTTTGATCTCCAGTATTAACTCCTTCAGTATTATCTAATTTAACTTTATCACTTGCAGATAGTAGTCCAGCATCAATATTTGTAGCTTGTGGTAAAGTAACATCAGAACCAGTAGAACTTTCAATTTTAAAACTAGTTGCAGTTTTTGTACTTAATGATAAATTAGTTGTTGATGTTAATCCAGCATCAATAAAAGCTCTAATTTCAGCAACAGTAGTTTCATTTACACCACCTTCATCTAAAATAGTATCTTTATTTTTTTCATGAGCTAAAACAGTAGGAAAAACATCTAACCAATCAGCACTTCCAATTACTGGAGTAACACCAGTTGAAATTTCAGTTGCTATCCACATACGACCATCATAAGTAGAAAATTCACCTACTAAATAAGTTCTATCAACATCAAATGTTAGTGTAGGATCATTAGCTTGACTTAAAGATATAAAATCGTTATAAATCTTTATAAAATTACCATCAATTTCGGCAATTGTTAAAACATCTTCTTTATTTGTAAGTGGTAAATTATCAGTACCTCTTAAAATTATACTATCACTATTCATGAGCCTATATTTCTTATTTTAATTCCATTAGTAAAGGTACTATTTTTATCGCATTTAAATAACGGATAACTAGATTTATTTCTTTCTAAATATTTCTTAATATTTTCCTCGCAAAATGTAGCTCCTGAACGTGCTTGTGATACTAATCTAGCTATAGTTTTTTCTTCTACTTTGTCGCTATATTGGTTCGTTTTATGAACTAATCCAGTTGCTGTACTAATTACGTTTGAATTAGCTAAATATCTTGCATAAGTTGAATAAATTAAATATTGTTTTATTCCATCTAGATAATATATCTCATTTTGATAAGTATATTGACCACCATTAAATAATAAATCATATTTATCTAGTGATGGTAAAGCAGAAAAATCAGCTATTAAATCTAAATAGAATGAATCACCTATTAATTCTCTTAAATCAAAGTTTTGAGCTTCTAAAATATAAGGACTTAATTGTTTAGTTTCATTAACATTCAAAGAAATTGATTTAACTTCCTGGATATTTGCTAATGTTATTAATTTTGTTGTTATCATAGTGTCAACATTTGAGTTACTTGTTCATCTGACAAACCAAATAATACTTTTAAAGTACCTTTCTTTTGGTCAATAGTTAATAATGGATCACTTAAAATACTAGTTAATGCTTGTGTTCCACCAACTCCTAAAGTAACAGCTAATAAAGTAGTATCAGCTTTTAAATCACTTGCTTCTTCATCTCCATTTGCTAATCTAATTTCATTTTTTGTATAGTATTGCAGATATTCTGGTGCTATTGCTTTACTATATTTTAAAGGCAATATTGAAAAATCATTTGAAGGACAAATATTATAATAAAAATTACTAAATATTTCTGTTAAAATTTCTTCAACAACTAAACGATCATCATAAGTAATACCATTATAATAATCAAAAGCATCACTAATTTCTTTTGAAGTTCCTAAACTACCAGCTACACGCAATAATAAAACTGGTGGTATTAAAAACATTTTAATTATAGCATCTCTAGAACTATTTTCAGTATATTCATATAAACCATCATAATTTTGAATGTCTAACTTCTTTAAATCAATAACTTCTTCATTACTTTCACGTTCAATTACCATGATTCTTCCAGCACCTTCTCCACCTTGAAAAGCTCTCATATTTTCATCAAATAATTCTGCATCTTCATCACTCTCAGTTTTACCCATTACAAGTAAATGACTAGCTAAAAAATTATCTGTTGCTGTAGAATGTTTGAATTTCTTTAATTGACCTTCAGTAAGCATATCTTCTAAAACTGCATCAAATGGAGCTAATGGATATTCATTCATAGGTGAATAATATATTTGACCTTTGTAATTTTCCCAACCACCACAATCTTCAACTTCTTGTTCTACATTTGAAGGATTATAAGGATTTATATAAACAATATCAGTTTTATTAAACTTTTTATGTTTTGTCATTCCCCAATCATCATAAACTTCAATCATTCCATGTCTTTCATCACCTTCAGGAACTAATCTACAAAACTCGAAAGGTATTAAACTAATTTCTCTTTTTTGATATAAACCATTATAATTAACATGAATAGCAACACCACCAAATTTTCCAAAATCCTTTACTAATTTTCTGACAAATTTATCTGTAGTTTCGCCATTAGAATTAATCTTACTTTTATAAAAATCAGTATCTTTTAAACCACCACCAAAAACAAATTTTTCATATAATTTCAAACAAGTTTTTGCTGTTCCAGAATCATTAACAATATCATTTACCCTTTGTGGATATTTATTGTCAAAGTCGTATTTCTTTACAAAAAAACCAATGTTATCAATAACATCAATTCTTTGTGTAACTTTTTGAGCTGTAGATTTAACTTTAGCCATTATAATTTACGTTTAGCTCTTGTTTTCTTAACCGATTGAACTACTTCTTTAATATCTTCAATGATCTCTTTAATATCTTCTTTAATTCCAACTATTTTTTCCCAATTCTCAGGAACTTTTTCGAAAAATTTAATTAAAGTAGGATTACTTTTTAAAGCAGATATACATTGTGAATCTGTTGAATGTTCAGTAATAGTATCTGCATTGAATGACATGATAACTGCTCCTTTTTTAACGTGAAATTGTTTTTCCATCTTTTCTATTATTTTGTTTGTAATGTTTGGTCTTTTTAATGCGAAAAATAAATCTTCTATACATTCACATTTTTTAGCCTTATTTAAACTGATTCCAAATAGTGTTATATTTAGTTTATTCGCTTCAATCCATTCTTCAGAAAGATGATTACCTCTCCATATGTTTTTGGTCTTTTCGTAACTTAATACTTTGTTAATTTGTTCTTGCATATTTATAAAAAAAGGGCATCAAATAAATGATGCCCTTAAAATTAACAATTATTTTTTAATTAAACTAAAATACTATCAACAACTGCTTTTGAAGTTGCATAATCTGTAATAAATAAAGAATTTGGTAAACGTGGTTCTTTATTATTGATAGTTGTAAAAGTAAAATCAAATGCTCCTTGTGTATCTGCATTATTTGGATCACGTTCTAAAACTGACATTTCTAATCCAGTTGTTAAACCGTAAATTTCAAATGAAGCATTACCACCAACTCCTTTAAAGTAGTTTTCTGTAATGACAACAAATCTACCATCTTTCATTGAGTTCAATTGTTCTTTAATTTCAGGAGAAATATCAAAACCTTTTAACTGTACAGAATGGTCAAACATATTGTTGAATCCAACCTTAACCATCATTGCTTTAGGTGCAATTGAATTATTTTTACCATCAATTTGATAAGCAAATTTTCCAGCTAATAAAGTAATATCTTCAACTGTTGATGTATTTGTTCCATTGTAAACAATAGTTGAAATATCATCAAAATTAAATATAACTGCTCTATCTCTTGTACCACCTTGCATAGGTGTAGCACAACTTATTAAAATGTTTGAAGCAATTGCTCCACATACTACTGACATATTTATAAATTTTTAAAGTGAATAAAAAGGGAGTTTTTTAAGCTCCCATTTAATATTAATATGCAACTTGAATTTCGTAATCCAAAACAACCTTAGCATCAATATTGAAAGCAAAATCAATAAAGTTTTTCTTAGATTTTTTATCGTTGAAAACATCCATTCCTGACATTGCAGTTACTTCTTCAGTACCAATTTGCAAGTTAGTAGGAGTTACTAAAATAGCTCTATGAGGTAAGTAATATTTAGTTCCATCTGAGTAATAAGAACGAATAATTCTATCCCATAAATTGAAAGAATAAACTTCAATACCACCAGATTTCAATAAAGTAATACCATTTTCTAATCTTTCAGTTGTAAAAGCTACATTGTAAGCTAACAATTCTCTTTCATATTGATCTGCTACTGATTGAGTAACAACATAAACTAATCCAGCTTGTTCTCTTAGTCTGTAATCAGCACCAAAACGCATATTTTGTAGAGCATTTGAAACTACTTTATTTGTTGTATCAGTTGCTGTGAATGCTTGTAATGAAAATGTAGATTGTCCATTTCTAGAAGCTAAATCTGTAGTTTTTCTTGTCGCATCTCCAGCTACAATAGCAAAGATTTGTTTCCAAAAACCATCAATTTTATTGAAATAAGCTAAATCTGTTCCATTAGTAATTACACCACCATCAACAACATTTTCTGCTGTAGTATCACCAAACCAAGCAATTCTATAGATAGCTTCTTGAATAGCATCTGTTACTAATTCTTCAACAAAGTTTAAGAAATCTGTTCCAGTTAAATCATACTTTTCAATTCCTTTTTTAGTACCATACAAAAAGAAAGTTTCTTTTAAGTCAGTCCAACAAGATTCAAATCTATCTGAAACAACTGCTGGATTCCAAAATTTCTCAGTATTTACAATTGCATTAGTTGCTGAAGATGGATCACAAGAACCAGTTCCTTTACCTACTAAACCACCTAATCTACCTAAGATTGCGATTTGTTTTTTTGCTACAATTCCATTAACTACTGAATGAAATTTTGTTAATTCTGGTTTAGAAAATGCACTTTCAAATACTGCTTCTGATACTGCTTTGATTTCTTCTCCATTAAATGTTAAATCTGTTACGTCTATTAAAGCCATGTTTACTATTATTTATTATTTGTTTTTACTAATTAATTTTCTCTCTTGCATTTGTTCCTTAACTGTTTTCGGTGTAGCAACTTCACGAAATACAGTAGCTTGAACTGGTGGTGTGTAATTGCTCCCAACTTTTGCTAATTCTTCCATTTTAGCTACTACTGTTTCAGCTACTGCATTAGCTTTATCTAATTCTAATTTCAATGCTTCAATTTCAGCTTTTAAACTTTCATTTTCTGCTGTCAATGCATCAATTTCTTCTTGTGTAGGCATTGCAGAAAGTTCAACTTCCAATTCAATTTCTTGTTCTGGAGCTTCCATGTATTCAGAAACTAATCCATTAAGAATAACAATTGTTGCTCCTTCAGTAGTTACATAAGTTCCATCTGTTGGAACTGTTCCATCTTCTAATAAAACAGCATCACCAACCTGGATGTCTTCATAAGGTAGGTTTAAAACTCCCTTATCTGTTTCAACCATCATTGCTAACTCGTTTCTTTCAACTGTAGCAACTACTTCTTCACCTTTCAATATAGACATAGCTAATGCTACTCTTTCCATAAGTGGTTTTTTCATATTTGTTTGTTTTTTATTATAAATTAGAGCGACAGCTCTCTGTTGCTGTTTTGGAACTATTGCAGAAGCAAAATTCAATTTTAAACATTGATCTACAGTTAATGAAGTTTCAATTTTCATTAAACCACTTAATGCTTCTTTACTAACACCAGTTGCTTTAGCATAGTTGTTAATCATTTCGCTTTCTGTTTCCTTAATGTTTTTAGACATTTCTTCTAAAGCATTTGCATCTCCAGTAACATTCATTAAAAAAGGATTATGAATGATATATGCTGTACCTTCTTGAATAAATCTGTTATTTAATGGAACAGATAAATGAATTTCAGTAGCTATTGAAGCACAAAGATTTTCTGCTATTGTATTTACATTTCCTAATGATGAAAGAAATTGAGCTATTGAACGACCTACTTCAACGTAACCACCTTCACTATCAATATGTACATTAATTGTATCTACTTCACCAAGTCCTTGAACTTGTGAAACAACATCAATTAATTCAACTCCCATTTTCGTAATTATACCATTTTCATCGTATGAATTACCAATTTGACCTTTTATGTAGACATTCCCTATCATATTGTAAATTTAAGTTATTGTTTTTATGTTAATTTGACTTTAAAACGTCAAAAAATTATACTAATATTTTAACGACTGAAAAATTTAAATCTGAAACTCTTATATCTGTTGATTGACTGTTTTTCACAAATAATTCAACATAATCATTTGTAACTAAATCAATTTGATATTGAGTACTTCCAGGATGCTCTTGATTACTTGTCGAAGTTCTAATTGTCATTTCTGAATTAGATAATATAGATCCATTTTTAGCTATTCCTATACTAATATTTTGATTAGATATACTAGAACGAACAGCAGTATTTACACTTACTAAAAAAGAAGTGTTAAAAGCTCCAGTATATGTTAATCTATTATTAGTATGTGTGAATTTAGAATTATTTGAATCAGCAGTTGTAGTACCTAAAGCCTTTACCCATACATTAACATTAGGCAATCCAATAATTGTATCAGTTGCATTATTAACCATGTAATAAAAACCTCTTGTTGTTGTATTTTGAATCCCTACACAATTAGTAAATAAAGTTTTATTTGATGTTTGATTAACTCCAGCAATATAAGTACCACCACCTGAGAAATTAACAGTATCTAAAATATATCTCTCATCTGAAATAGTTGCTGAGCTTGAAACATTTAGCGAAGTCTCGCCAGACAATGTAACAAAAGAACTATAAATAATCCTAAATCGTCTACTAACTGTTAATGTGCTTGCTAAAGTTATAGCAGTACCACCTGACGAAGTATCGAAAAGACAGTTACCAAATGCTATAGTTCCAATAGTACCATCGAATGTCAAGCCACTTGCATTCAAGAATGCGCTGTCAGTCATTACGAAATTTGAATAATCTTTAATAGTTCCAACTGTTGCACAATCTACAAAGTTAATACCGAACCAATCTAAGGCAGTAGTAACACCATCGCCATCTAAATTAAAAACTGTTCCATGTGTGAATGATATGTTTCTAATAGGTAATGAATAATTAGAAGTAATTAATGCAGTAGCTGAATTTAAACCAGTTGATTTTAAATAGCAATTTTCCGAACTAAAACCTAGAATAACTGAGTTTTGACCAGCAACAATTCTATCACCTAATAGATCAACTATTGTAGTTACATAATAAGTTGCGTTATCCAATAAGGTAATTACACCACCTACAGCAGTTGGAAAATCTAATTTGCTTGAAACAAATATAAATTCATTCGTTTTATTCTGGTAATTATTCCATTTACTAGCATTTTCAAATGTAGAAGGAGTTAAGTATTTATCAGTTAATGTTCCAGTATTTACCTCGCTTTGTGTAGCTGTTGTTGGTGCATCTATAAATTCCCAACTAGTTCCATTTGAATAATACAGTCCATTTGCTTTGTATGTTCCTAATATTCTATAACCTTGTGTATTTGAAACCCAATAGAAATCATTTGATACTAATGTTGCATCTGGTAAACTTGCATAATTTGAAACAGTATTTATAACTGTTCCAGCCCCACTACCTCCTGAGGCTGGATTAAAACCCGTATTCTCAGCATACCAAAGTTCCCATGCAGAAACACTAGCATAAGGAGAACCATTTTCTTGCGTTAATTCACTAAATGTAACGTAATTTATACCTAAATCATCTGAATAGATACTATAAGTTTCATTTGATATATTTGTTTTTGTGATCTTAACTTCATTTGCATGGTCTTGTTTAATATCTCCACTTGCATTCACTAAGTAAATGTAATTTCCTTTTTTGTAGATTTTCATTGTTCAAATCGTTTTATTATTCTGTATACTATTCTTTCACTAACTCCAAAAACATCTGAAACATCCGTAATGGACTGAGTTTTTTTAACTCCATTTTCCATTTGAAATTGATATGCTTTGTAAATTTTAAACCAAGTTAATACGTTTACAGATATTAAACCTGAACGTAATAAGTCATGAAGTTCCCCACTATCATGCAATTTTTCTAGTAATTTTATAGACATATTACAAATGTACTAAAAATTTGCTCTATTTTGAACACTTGCTAAATTACCTTGTGCATCATTTATATCTTGTACAATTACAACTGGCTTCGGCATCAATTCAATCATTCTTAATAATTGATTTTGTTCATTTAATTGATTATCTAAACTATTTGATATTGAACTAGCAACTGCTCCACCATTAGCAAATTTCAAAGCTCCACCTTTAGCCATTAAAGGTACTCCACCAGTAGATGTATTTAAATTAGATAATTGACTAATCAATGGAGTAGCACGTTTATTTAAGATAAAAAAACTTTCATCCTTTTCAACTTCTATTTGTGTACCATCTTCAAAATACCCTTTTGTTCCACCATTTGCATGACTATTACCACCAAATAAACCCCCTTTAGCAAATTTTGGAGTAGGTTGTGAAGCTATTAAACCAACTTGAACAGCACCTAAAACACCAGCTAAAATAGATAATGGAACATTTGGTAAAGCTCCAGTAACACCTACAGCTGTATTCATAGTAGCTTTAATTATATTTGCTAACTTTTCTCTTTCAAATGCTTCACGTTTTAATTTACTTTCAGTTGCTTTAAATGTAGCATCTAATTCACTTTTTTTAGTTAGAAATTCAGCATTTGTAATTAAACCAGCATCTAATTGATCTTGTAAGTTTTTTTGATTTTCATCATTTTTATTTTTTTCTGCTGTAAGTTCATTTGCTATTCTACTTTGTGTTATTTGTGAAAGGGCATCAGTTAATTGATTAGCACTATTTAAAGTTATTACAGCTGTTTTTTGTGCTTTCTCTTGTTCTTTTGTTAATGTATTTTCAACATCTGTTTCAGCTGTTTTTTCTTTATCTTTTAATTCCTCATTTTGAATCTTTTTAGTTTCTAAAGCAAGTTTTGAATTTATAGCTTCTGCTTCAACACCTACTAATTTATTTAATTCAATTTCTAATTTTGCATTTTCTTGAAGTACTTTAATTTTTTCATTTTGATAGTCTAAAAATGCTTGTTTTTCAGAACTTGTACCTTTTGCTTTAAGTAGATTTAATTCTGCATTAATCAATCCAATCTCTTGCTTAGATTTACGTTCACTTTCAACTTTTGCTTTGTTTAAATCTTCTGTATCTTTTAATTGTTTATTTTCACGTTCTTTTTGTTTATTTTCAAATTCAATATTGATTCTATCAATCTCTAATTTATTTTTACTTTTTAATTCAGCTAAAATAGTAGCATTTCCTTTTGCATCTTTTTGTTCACGTTTATAATTTTCTGCTTGTCTAGATATTGCATCATTATAAATCTCTAAATCTAATTGAGTTAATTTATTATTTTTTTGTTCTTGAATTTTTAATAATTCCTCAACATTTCCTTCTGCTGAATCTTCTAAAAATTTATAATGAGCTTCAATAATTTTAGATTGGTTTTCATTTTTTAAATCTTCATTATCTAAAATTAAATCTTTAATCTTATAAGCAATTGCTAAACGATCTTCTTCAGCCTTTTTATTATCAGCTAATATTTTTTCATTTGCTATTTTATTAGCTTCACGAATAGCATTGTTATTTTCAATAATTAAATTTCTTTTTTTATCTTCATAAAGTTGATTTTCATTAAATAATTCAATATATGACTTTTCAGCATCTGCTTGTTTATCTTTCAAATCTTTTATTCTATCTTCATCATTTGTTTTTTTAATGTCAGATGCTAATTTATTTGCTAATTTTTGAAATGCTTGTTGTTCTTTTATAGAATTTTCATTCGATTCTTTTAAATATTTTAATTTTAATTTACCAACTTCTTCAGCACTTTTATTTTCAAGTTCTGCTCTCTTTAATTCTAATGATGTTGTTTTTTCAAGCCATTTTTGTTGCTCCTGAATAGATTTTATATTGTTTTCAATAGATTTAGTATGTTTATCTTGTGCTTTTACTGCTTGTTCTGCTGAGTAATCACTCCACATTTTCAAAGCTCCAACAATACCAACAATAACACCTACCATTAAGAACAAAGGATTTGCTAAAATAGCTTTACCAAGACTTAATAAAGCAGAACCCATATTTTTCAATCCACCTAAAACTTCTTTAAATGTCATTCCTTGAGAAATAACAGCCATTTGTTTCATTTTTTCAGAAACTCCAGCAAAATCTAAGTTCATTAGATCATCTTTTACAAGTCCTAAATTATTAGATAATTTTTCAAATCCAGTACCACCACTAGAAGCCTTTACATTTTCATTAACTTCTTTTATTTTATCACCTAATTCTCCAGCTCGTTCACTTGCTTCTTGATATTCTTTTGATCCAGCATCTAATCCGACCATTAAAGATTTAAGGTCTTTTAATTCAGCTTTTAAACCTCTAATTCCTTTGTCATAATTACCTACCTCTCTAACATGAACACCATAACCAGCTTCTGATTTTTTTAAACTTTCATTTAAATCATTAACTTCTTTATTTAATTGTCTACCACTCTCAGTATTTGCTATTTGTTCAGTAGTTAAATTTCTTAATGCAACCTTTCCAGCACTTAATAATTCACCTTGCTCTTTTAAAGATAAGTTTTGTTTATTACCTAACCTTTCATTTATTTCAATAGCCTTAGACGATTGATTTAATATTAAATTTTGAGCTTTTATTTCTGCTCCTAATTTAGCATAAGCTAAAGCACCTTCTTTAGTATTCTTATCTAACTCACTTTGTCTTTTCTTTAAATCTAATAATTTTTCAGAAGCAGTTTCAGCATTCTTTTTTAAATCTCCAGTATCTAATTTGATAGATAATAATATTGTTTTATCTTCGCTCATATCTCTATTATTTCACAACTTGTTAAATTGCCTTTGTAATTTTCTATTTTGTTAATGTAAAAGTAACCACTTAAATTTAAATCTGGTCTTTGTATTTGAATAGGTATTGAAAAATCTAAATCTGAAATATCATTAACATTTAATTTAGCTATTATTTTAATAACTTTTGGAGATTCAACAATTGATTGAATAGTTGCATAGTATTTAGGAATTAACTTTTCAAATCCTATAACTTCACAAAAAGGTATATTAGTAGTTTTTGCTACTGTAGTTGATCCATTAGTATAGTTAACATCAAATTCAGTATTTTGTACCTTTAAATAAAGCAATCTCCAATCACTTTTTAACCATTCATTTGTTGAATCTTTTAAACCATCTATTCTAGGAATAATATAACCATTATAACGATTAAAAATCATTGTAGTAGGATGAACCAATTTAACAACTGTTCTTTCATCTTCTAAATTATCACTACTTAAATTAAAATAGTAATCATTATTAGTATCTGCATTTGATGTTTTATCAGTATCTTCTTTAAATAAAAAATTGTTTTTCTTTGCATAGTTTCCAAATCTAAAGCTCATTGAATTAGAATTTTGAATCTTATTACTCCAATCTTTTGCAATTGTTTTATTTAGCTTTAAATCTTCAAAACTATTAAATGATATTGTTTTAGTATAATTATTTGTTTGTATAATAATAGCTCTTAAATTTAAAATATCTTTTAAAACATCCTTTATTTTCATGGTGAATAAATTAACGAAATTTAAATCACTTCCAAAAGCTATTTTAGGACTTGGAGTAAATTGATAAAATCTAGGAAAAACATTTGTTGTTGATGATCCTGGAGAAAAGAAACCAATCGGACTACCAGTATTTTTAAAAACTTCATATTGATATAATAAAAATTGAGTATTAACATTTTTTTGTTGAATTAAACAATCAATTTGAACTCTATACTTTCTACCAGATAAAAAAGTTAATTCTGGACTTTCAATATCAATTGTAAATACCTCGCTAATTAATGTATTTTTATCAAATGAAAATGTTTTTACAGTTTCACTATACATTGTGTAATTCAAATCATCAATAAAGCTAACCTTAACAAAACAATCTTTTGTATTTTCATTATTCTTTACTTCAGTAGCTCTCCATTTAATTTGATAAGTAGCTGAGAAATTTAATTTACCTATCTTATTTATAGTAGGTCTATAATCTCCAAAAGCAAATTCTGGAACATTATTTTCATTTCTAAATGTTGGAAAATAAGTTACTGTACTAACTGAAGAACCAGAACTAATTAATGTACCACCAGTTGTTCCAATTGTTGAAAGTGGTTGACTTGTTTTAATTGCATCACTTGAAGGAATAGTAAAATTATTAGGAGTTAAAACCATGTTTAAATGATCTAAACTATTTAAATAATTACCACTAAAAATATAACCAATTTTATTACTTAATCTAGTGAATAAATTAGGCATTTTAGCAGTTGGAATCATTTGCCTAACATCAATTGTATTTGTACTGAAAAATTCAACATCCTTTCTCCAATTCAACAAAGGATAAACCCAATAATTAGACGAATTAAAGTAGCTATTATCTAAGTTCCAAATATGAATACTATCATTTGCATATAATTCACCAACTGTTAAATCTCCTATTGATTCTAATAAGTCAGTATTACCACTATAAACATTTACATAAAAAAAATTATTATCTACATTTGAAATCTCTGCTATTCCTTCACTAATTATTTCAATACCATTTTGCTTATATGTTGCTTTTAACTTATTATAAGGTAAAATACTTGAAGATGTTTGCAAATGAGCCCATTCAAATATCTCTTTATTATTCTTTGAAATAGGTAGTTTAAAAGTATTTGTAAAATTACCTTGTCGATTTTGTAATTCACCAATATTATTAGCACATAAAGTAACTCCAATATTAGTTGAATCACTTAAATCTACAGTTCTATTGTTAATTATAAGCTCGTTCATTAACCTTGAATATTAATGTAAGGTAATTCTAGTGTAATTTGAATAGTAGCTTTTAAATCATTCGTATCATACAATTTAAAAGAACCTACTTGTGGATGAACTGTATTCCATTTAATTGGATTTTCAGAAACTAACATTTCAACACAAGGTGAATAAAGAATTGTTTTAATACCTTCAATATCTTCAATATCTACTGTAGCATTTATAATTAATAATGGAGTAGCATTTTTTGATATATCATTTATTTGACCTCTTGAATTTGCTAAATCTGAAATATAAGTTTCAAATGATCCATTGTTTTGAGTTACTAAACCTTTTGTTTGTACTTTATCAAATAACCAATGTTCACGACCACCATAAGTATTTAACCAACTTAAAAAAACTGGATTTGTTTTACATTCCCTATCTATTTTAATTGTTTTAATTTCTGTTACTCTCATTCGTATAAATACTTAATAGGTTTAAAATAATTATCTCTAGGACCATAAAAATCACTAAAATCAGTTGCATATAAACCATCATCCCATCTAATTGGAATAGTTCCAGTATTATCTGCTTCTAGCCAAATGTCAACCGTTTTAATATTGCTTGTATAGCCTTGTTTTAACATAAGTCTATTAGCATATAAACGATCATTCATGTTTAAATTATCTGTTGTTGTAGATACTATAGTTCCGTTAATATCTTTTGTTTGTTCCTTTCTGATAACTTTATAATTTAACATATTATCAGAATAAATAAAATTTAAACTAAATGGATAACCAACAAAATAAGTAGGTCTGTTAAATACACTTTGAAATTTAGCCTTATCTGTTCTAGAATTATCAAAAGTAGGTACATAACTTCCCATGTTATATCCATACTTATCTTGAATTTGATTAGATGAATTAGTATAAAATAAAACATTAGCATCATTTAATGCTGTGTAATTTCCAGCTACTCCATTTATAACTTCTCTAATCTGAATGTTAAATTTAGAACCTTCACTCAATTGAAACTTATTTATTGAATTATAAAGAAAGTTATTTTGATTAATTGTTTTAGTTGAAAGTAATTCTTGTACAGAAACTTTAGCTACACCAAAATTATCAGTTTTATTTTTAATTGATCCTATTGTTTCATAAGTATAACCATTAATATAAGATACCTTAGTTTCAATATAATGACTATTATAAGCATCTACAAATATAAATGAACCAGGTACTCCAGTTAATAAAGAATAATCATAAGCAAATTTTAAATGATTAGTTGAAATACTTTTAATTGTTAAAACCTTTGAACTAGCACCTTGAATATAGTATACTTTTTGACCAACTTTTACTGAAGATGGAATAGTAATATTTAATTTAAAATGTATTTCTGTTCCACCAATATTATATTTTTGTAAAACATTTGCATCTATTCTTTGAATCTCAAATGTAATAGG